GAGGTCATTTTTTCTCCATGACAGTTACATAGGGTAACCATTTGTGTGCATTTTTAAGAACACGATCGTGAACTGCTTTCCATTTAAGCCCTTTAAAGGCTTTTTTATAATACCCCCAGCTGGTCAGAAGTTTACGCTTTTCAATGGTGCGTAATACTTCGTATGGATCATGTCTGGGATAATGATACTTAATTTCCATGGCTATGTCATGACCAAATGTATCCATCTCGTCAAACATGCTCAGGTATTCCAGATGTTCCTTGGCCGCGCCGGTCTTGCGATGATTTATGGGCAGGTAAAAATCAAACTTATAATGATCTGAGTCTCGGGGAGCAAACTGGCTTTTATGTATGAGTTCATGCTGAAGGGCCTGGCTCAGTAAAAACAGTGTATGACGTACGTTGACTTTGTCCCAGTCAAAATAAGGACTCTTGGCTGAAAATTCCCAGATGACTTCCACGGGCTGATTGCGGCGATTCCAGTAAAAGAATGCCTTGATCCAATAATCGTGAGCCTTAATTTTGGCGCTTTTTTCCCAGAGAACTATGGCACCAAAGGGCTTTACGGCTTCCTGTAGCTGACGAACAATCGTAGATTTACGCATGCGTCCAGTCCATTTGGACTCAAGCTCTAATAATCTGCGATCTATTTTTTCTGCCAGATACATGATCTTCCTCTAGATCAAAATATTTATCTTATTTACATCTTAAAGTCACTGAAGTCCCTGGTTGTTCTGATGCTGCTACCAAACTTGGTATCTATATCAGGTTCCTGTCCACTCTGAACCAGTCCCTTCTGAGCAGTTGCTTCAACATCATACAGCTTCATCTTGGCTCGGTCTACACCAATCATGAATTTACGATTAGTAGTCGGATCATTATATCGATTCTTTAACTGCTTGACCATGAGCTGGTTAAGGCCCTCGAGCTCTTCGGTGCTGATTAAAGCAAACATGAAGTCTACAGTTGCTGGCAGTCCAAAACTCTCACTGGTATCAGTCAGATCAACATCAGTATTAGCATAGCCACCACGAGTGGTCTGTGTGGCACTTAGTATGGGCACATTATGCTCCACGGCTAATCCTCGCATTTCTTCGGCTATGGCCTTGATATAGGTATAGCTGTTTACACCAGCGCCCTGTTTGATACGACTGCTGGTACAGATATTTAAATAGTCTACAATGATGAGGTCTGGATGGAAACTCTGCTTGAGACTGAGCTCATTTAACAAAGCCTTGAAATGCCCACAGTGTGCACCAGCTGTAGGATATTCCTTGATGATTAGTCGTCCCTGAGTTTTATCTTTGATTTTATCAATGCGATTGTCATACATGGTCTTGGGCAGATCATGCAGCTGATCCATGTCCAGATTCATGAGATTGGCATCAATACGTTCAGCTATGCGCTCCTCGGCCATTTCCATGGTGATGTATAATACATTTCGATGCTGAGCCAAGGTAGCTGCTGCCACATGACACATGAACAAACTTTTACCTACTCCGGTTCCAGCCAGCACAACATTCAGTGTCTTGTTGGGCATACCACCATTGGTGATCCTGTTAAAGAAGTCTAGGTCAAAAGGTATTCTAGCTTCCACTCTATGATAAAAATCAAAACGACCAGCAGCATCAAGAAGATAATCGTGCCCCACGCTGTTGTCAAATCCAACCGCCAGGGCCTCTTGCAGAATACTGGGTAAAGCTTCTGTGGTATGCTTTTTATCGCGACCATCAATGATTTCAATACTTTTGAGTATGGCATTATACACCGCCTTGTCTTTGCAAAATCGTTCTGTCTCAGTCAGCAACCAATCAGCATTAACATCGGTTTTAACCAATTCTTTAATTAGTTCTGCACTGGCCTTGAAGTCACCCTCGTTAAGATTTTTCTTCTGTATGGCTATGTCCAGAGCTTCGGTGCTGGGACAGTTATTATAGTTGTCTATGAACTCAGCTATGAGTCTGAATACTATGCCATCAGTGGCATTAAAATATTCAGGCCGTAAAAAAGGAAACACCTGGCGCATGTAGACTTCGTCATGAACTAGATTTTTTAATATGGTCTTTTCAATTCTGTCCATGAGTGCCTTCTTCAATTAGAATATTATTTAGTATACCTATAATTATAGGCTTTACTACAGCGTCTGTCAATAGGTTAGGATTTCGAATTATTTCATAACCAAAACGAACATTGAGTTGTTGGTTAATTTCTTCGAATCGTACTCGACCATATCTAAAAACGACACCTGCGGCTTTACCGCTGGTTATGTGTATGTGTGTGGTGTCGTTTATGGGGTCTTCTATGAACTCATAGGTCGGAGTCGGCGGCTTCGTACGCAGCTTGGATATCATCGGCGCCGAGATCTTGCCCCAGATTTGAGCTACTAATTTTGTAATTTGTTTCGACATATTGTCTAAATTCCTTGTTGGTTAAAACAGGTAACCAAAATTCTTTACTATAGGTTTCTTTGATGCGATATTTCTTTTCATCGCCTTTGTGACTGTACCAGCCATTGCTGGGTTTGACTACAAACCCACCTGCCAGTGCTACATCCAGCAGTCCAGACCATTTACTAATACCACCTTCAAAACTTACTTCAACTGGAATCTTACTCTTTTCTCGTACAAATCTGCTCTTCTCAACATTGATGATAAAATTATATCCCATGAGCTCTGTACCTTCTTTTTCCTGCTGACGGCCAATGATAAAGATATTATCTGCACTATAGTAGATACCAGTTCCACCTGAGACAACATCCTTGGGGAACATACCAATTTCTTTGTAGGTATGATTTACAACTATCATGGGAATGTCTTTGATGGTCAAGTGAGGCGTTACCATTCTAAACAATGACTTGAGCTGTTTGGCACGGGACATATCAGCTACACTTTTACCTTCCAGAGCATCTTCTACTTCTTTCTTACTAGCCAGATTACCAACTGAGTCAATGATGATCATGACATGGTCACCGCGTTCAATGTTGGCTAACTGCGCCATGCTGTCATGCTTTAATTGCTCTACATCCGTAATAGGAGTATGCAGTACGCGTTTGGTGTCAATGCCAAAGCTATCAAAATAACTTTGTGGACTACCAAACTCTGAATCATAAAATAAGATCACACCATCTGGATACTTGTCCTGATATGATTTTGCCAGCATAAGTGCAAAGGCTGTCTTAAAATGCTTGCTGGGGCCTGCAAATACAGTCAATCCAGGTGTCAGTCCACCATCCATGCTGCCACTTAATGCAACATTAATCATGGGAACTGGAGTCTGGATCATGTCCTTGGCTCCAAAGAATTTACTATCAGCCAGGATGTCTGTATCCTTGATGGTACTATTCTTCTGTAACTTGTCTAATAAACTCATACTAACTCCTCGGCAACGCCTAAAATTTCAGCTATAATTAATAACCCACCTGCTCCAACTAAATCGCCAGTGATAAGTGCTGCACCTGCGCCAATTCGAACAATGCTTTTCACCAGGCTAACACTGGTATGTGTAAATATTTTCATAACGTCTCCTAACTAAATAAACCTGCTAAAGTTGCTTGCGGACTGGTGCTCCAGCCCATGCCTTCGATGATGCCATTTAATGGCTCAATAAATGCCTTATCCCACATTGTATCATAATCTACATAAGAAGTCAATTGGAATTCTGCTGGAATTTTACCTATGAATCCTATGCAATTTTCCTTGAATGTATTCGGAGTTCGTAAATATAAGAATTTAATTTTATCGCCTTCGCCAATTAATTCATACTTGTTGGTTATGTTGTATTCTTTAAGATAATAGTTGTACAATAAAGCTCCTCGCACATGCATGGGACAACCCTTGGCATAGATGTTGCTGCTGTCCTGATACTTACGCATACCATTTACACCTCTGGGAAATGCAATCTCTTCGGGACTTAATTTTAAAAATTCTTGCTTGGCCTCGGTAATGAATGTCTGCAGGGCTGCTTCATCCTGAGTGATTGCTACTTTAACCGCATCTTTTAATACATTGCGAATAGCCTCGGGAGTACTTGAACGAACAATTTCCAGGCCCATGACCTTAAGTTTGGGTTCTGCATACTGCACACCTTCGTTGTTATATACATTAAGAGCATATCGTTTCTTGGCCACAAAGATGCCTCGGTCAGCTATGGCCTCTCTTTTAAATACAATCTTGTGTTCAAAGGCATTGGTATACAGGGCTAATTCATTACAGGCTTTGTTAATAATTTCTGTGATCTTTTCTTCACATATTCGATCTAGTATTTTTAAGATCTCTTCTTTGGATTTGTCTGCATAGAATTTTTTAACCAGAGGATCCAGAGTAATATAACAGCTATCAGTGTCAGAATAAAAACTATATTTAAAATCTTTGGTGCCACAGATTTTATTCAAGTAGGTATCTAAAGCTTCGCCAACTGTGCGAATAATATACTGACCAGTTATGGTTATGCCCTCGGCGATGCGATCATCAAAGTATCGGAAATAATAGTTGGCCCAGGCACCAAATAAGCTATTAAGCTGAATTTTACGAGCCATTTGGAAATTGGTATAACGACTGATGTCATTTAAATAACTGGCCTTATGAGTCTCTTCATAGAGCTTTTGAGCCTCGATCATTTTGCTCTTGTACATCTGTCGATCATCAAATAATTTTTCTACAATGCCAGGGAATAGTCCTTTTTTATCTCGTCTAAAATGATAACCATTGGCTGTGAGACATTCATTGTCAGTCTGTAAACTCTGGAGGTCAGTCTTTTTATCCAGGAGCTGATTCACAGTTGTAGGTGTAAAATAATCTTGCTCGGACTTGACCAGAGTTTCTGGGCTCATGTTATACTGCATGATGATGCTGGGATACAGGCTGGTGGCATCAAAACTGACTACCCAATCATATTTACCAGGTTTGGGTTCCTGTACATAGGCGCCTTCGATGCTACGATCTGGCCGAGTAGTATTGCGTGGATGCACAACTATGTTCTGATCCCAGAGATAGTTATACAGCACACAGTCCCAGGTTCGTACTGCACTGTATACATCACCAAATAAACATTTGGCATCAAATGCCATGGTTATGGCCAGCTCTATGAGCTTCATTTTGTCTTCAAGCTCTAATACACGTTCAGTATCTGTGATGTTATAATCAGTGAATAGTTTCCAGTCCGTGGTATAGAATTCTTTAAAGGTATCAAAAGGATTTTCCAGTTTACCCACACCCAGTTCCTGTTTACAGATATAATCCAGTTTATAACTTTCCTGGGCACCATAGGTAAACTTTTTATACAGTTCCAGATAATCCAGATGACTAACGCCAACAATATCAAAAGTAGTCAGTGTCTTTTCACCATATTGTATTTCGCGACGTTTAATCTGACGCCAGGGGCTCAGCAGTTTGCTTGAATCCACACCCAGTACTCGTTCTGTTCTGTTAACAATATAAGGTATGTCGAATAGATTACTGTTCCAG